CTGCAAAGACTTTCGATGTGCAACCTTTGGCAACTGTGAGTAGGTGGTAAATGGCTCGATTGAATAAAGAACAACGGTTCCAGAACATCCACCAACAGGCGATGACGGAGTTTGATCGTGTTCAAACTTCGGTGCGTGATGAACGCTTACAGTGCTTACAAGATCGACGTTTCTACTCCATAGCTGGAGCGCAGTGGGAAGGCCCACTAGGTGACCAATACGAAAACAAGCCGCGCTTTGAGGTAAACAAGATTCACCTTAGCGTCATTCGTATCATCAATGAATATCGTAACAACCGCATTGCCGTAGACTTTGTAAGCAAAGATGGCGAAGCAAACGATAAGCTAACCGAAACGTGCAATGGTCTCTATCGTGCAGACGAACGGGATAGCGGCGCAGAAGAAGCATACGACAACGCTTTTGAGGAAGCTGTTGGCGGTGGCTATGGCGCATGGCGTTTACGCACTGCGTATGAAGATGAAGAAAACGATGAAGACGAACGCCAGCGCATCCGCATAGAACCAATCTATGACGCTGATAGCTCCGTGTTCTTCGACCTTGATGCAAAGCGCCAGGACAAGGCAGACGCTAAGTATTGTTTCGTGCTGTATTCAATGACCTATGAAGCTTACAAAGCTGAATGGAATGATGACCCAGCTACATGGCCCAAGGTAATCCATCAGTATGAGTTTGATTGGGATACGCCTGACGTTGTGTTCGTTGCTGAATATTATCGCGTTGAAGAAGTGCGTGAGACAGTCCGCATCTTCCTAACGATCCAAGGCGAAGAAGAACGCTATACGCAAGCAGACTTCGACGCTGACGAAACGCTAGAGGAAACACTAGCTGCTGTTGGAACTGTAGAAGTACGCCAGAAGCGTACTAAGCGTAAGCGCGTCCGCAAGTATATCATGAGCGGTGGCGGTATCCTTGACGATATGGGTTACATTGCTGGCAAGAACATTCCGATCGTTCCTGTCTATGGCAAGCGTTGGTTCGTTGATAACGTCGAGCGTTGCATGGGCCATGTGCGCCTAGCCAAAGACCCGCAGCGCCTGAAGAACATGCAGCTATCTAAGCTGGGTGAGATCAGTGCGCTTTCGTCGATTGAAAAGCCTATCTTAATGCCAGAGCAAGTCTCAGGCCATCAGGTTATGTGGGCAGAGGATAACCTACGCAATTATCCGTATCTGTTAATCAATCCAATCACAGGGCCAAATGGCGAGACTACTGCTGCTGGCCCAGTTGCCTACACTAAGTCCGCACAGATTCCGCCAGCAATGGCAGCACTGTTGCAGATAACCGAATCCGACATGGCTGAGATACTGGGAAGCACCCAGCAAGCCGACAAGATGGTCAGTGGTATCAGCGGTAAGGCTGTAGAGCTAATCCAGACCCGCTTAGATATGCAGACGTTCATCTACATGAGCAACATGGCTAAGGCTGTGCGGCGCTGTGGTGAGATATGGCTGTCAATGTCGAAAGACATCTATGTCGAAGAAAAGCGCAAGATGAAGACAGTCGGCGCTATGGAAGAAGTCGGTTCAATTGAATTGATGAAGCCACAGATCGACGAAGAAACAGGCGAACTGATTTACGAGAACAACCTGGGCGATGCGCTGTTTGATGTTGCCGTAGACGTTGGCCCATCGTCGAGCAGCCGCCGTGACGCTACAGTGCGTGCGCTGACAGGCATGATGCAAGTTACCACTGACCCAACAACCCAACAGGTTCTGCAAGCTATGGCTATCATGAACATGGAAGGCGAAGGCATTGGCGACATCAAGGAATACTTCCGCAAGCAGCTAGTCCAGATGGGCGTATTGCAGCCAACGGAAGAAGAACAGCAGCAGATGATGGAAGCACAAGCTAACGTGCCGCAAGATCCACAGACTGCTTATCTGCTGGCTGAAGCTGCTAAAGCCCAGGCACTGGCTATCAAGGCACAAGCTGACACTGAATACACCTTGGCGCGTTCTGAAGAAACGAAGGCTAAGACTATTCAAACACTATCAAGCGTTGATATAGACGAACGAAAGTCCGCTATTGAAACGGCTGAAAAGATTGGGGCTGCAATACAGCCGCAAATGAATGTGGTTCCACCCTCCACGCAATTAGGGTGAGTTAATGGGGTTACAACATGAAAACGGCAGAACAGGATAACGACAACATCGACACAATAGACATCGACACAGACATCAATGACCAAGCGGAAGATGAGACCAATTCCATCGACCAGGCTGATGATGACGAAGAAGATGACGAAGATGAAGTCGTAATATCTATCGGAGAGGAATCGCCACCTCAAGATGAAGAAGTTCGTGCGCCTGCTTGGGTGCGTGAATTGCGTAAATCAAATCGGGAAAAAGAGCGGAAGATACGCGAACTGGAAGCAAAGCTAACTACGGCAGCAACTGAGACCAAACCAGTTGCATTAGTGACAAAGCCAACGCTTGAAAGTTGCGATTATGACTCCGACGAGTACGAACAAAAGCTTGCTGATTGGTATGAGCATAAACGCGAATACGATGCAGCCGAAGCCAATGTAGTAGCACAGCGAGATGCTGAGTCTAAGGCATGGCAGGACAAGCTTGATTCCTATGCGAAGGCAAAATCTTCGTTGAAGGTGCGGGACTATGACGAAGCTGAAGCTACGGCTCTAGATACGTTTAACGTAACGCAACAAGGGATAGTTCTACAAGGCTCTGACAATCCTGCTTTGCTTATCTACGCAATTGGCAAAAGCACCAAACGAGCAAAAGAACTTGCAGCAATCACCGACCCCGTGAAGTTTGCCTTTGCGGTAGCAAAACTGGAGACTCAGTTGAAAGTAACTAACCGTAGGGCATCAACCACGCCAGAACGTACAATCACCTCAAACGGTGGGCGTGTGTCTGGTTCCATTGATTCACAACTTGAACGCTTACGCGCTGAAGCCTTGAAGACCGGAGACTTATCAAAGGTCATGGCTTACAAGCGAAGCAAGAAATAAACCTAATTTAGAAAGAATAGGGAATTAAATATGGCTAACGCTTTTTCGAAAGAAGAAATTGTTGCCTTTGAGAACATTCTTGAAGGCTTCCATGACGCTTTGATCCTTTCAAAGAACGTCAACATCTACAACACCAACGGCGTAACTATGGAACGCGCTCGTGACACCATGTGGCGTCCGCAACCATACATCGCTCAGTCGTTCACTCGTACTGTTGGCAGCTCGATTGCTTCTAGTGTTTCGACGATGACTCAGCTTTCTGTTCCTTCGACCTTGGGCTTCAGCCCTTGCTCTGCGTGGGAAATGAATGCTTTGGAACTTCGTGATGCACTGCAAGAAAATCGTCTTGGCGATGCTGCAAAGCAGAAGCTTGCTTCGGACATCAACCTTTCCGTTATGGATTTGGCTGCTGCTCAGGGTACGCTTGTTGTTGACGTAGCTACCGCTGCTGGCGATTATGACGATGTTGCACTTTGCGACAGCATCATGAACGAACAGGGTGTTATGGCTGGTGATCGCTACCTCGCATTGTCGAGCCGCGATTATAACGGTATGGCTGGTAACTTGGCAGTAGCGACTCGCTCGTTCACTGGCACGAAGTCGGCTAACGCATATGAGCGTTCGTTCGTTGGTGAAGTCGCAAGCTTCTCAACCTACAAGCTTGACTATGCTAACCGTTGTGCTGCTAACGCTGCAACACCTACGATTGCTACCAATGGTGCACAGGTTCGTTATGTTCCTGAAGCAACCACGAATAGCGTTTCGGGCATCCTGAACGTAGACAACCGCTATCAGACTGTTACCGTTTCGACAACGACAGGCACTGTTGCGGGTGATGCGTTCACGATTGATGGTATTGAAGCTGTTCACCACATCACGAAGCGTTCGACTGGCGAACTCAAGACGTTCCGCGTCATTGAAGTTGTCAACGGTACTTCGATGGTTATCAGCCCTCCAATCATCGGTGCAAACTCGGCTCCAACTGATGCTGAACTTCAGTATCAGAACGTTGAAGTAGTCTCGACCTCGGCAACTGCCCCGATCAACTTCTTGAACGTAGCGGCTTCGAACATCAACCCGTTCTGGCGCAAGGATTCGATTGAACTCCTCCCAGGCCGCTATGCTGTTCCAGATGGCGCTGGTGTTGACGTTCTTCGTGCATCAACGGATCAGGGTATCGAATTGGTCATGACCAAGCGTTTCGATCCACTGACCTTCCAGACGCTTTACACGCTGGACACACTGTATGGTGTGGTTATGACGAACCCTGAAATGGCAGGTATTCTGCTTTTCAACCAAGTGTAATAGGGATGGGGGGAGCTTCGGCTTCCCCCTCTTTTCTTCAAGGAGCGAACCAATGCCATTGAAAAAAGGTTTCAGCCGCGCAACCATCGGCAAGAATATCAAGATGGAAGAAAAGTCTGGTCGCCCTAGAAAGCAAGCCATCGCTATTGCGCTCAATGTAGCACGCGAAGCCGCAATGAAAGCAGGGAAGCCATCGAAGGCTCCTAAGCGGAAGGCAAAGAAATGAAGATGGGCCTGTACGCAAATATCAATGCGAAGCGTAAGCGCATCAAGGCTCAGAAAGCTGCTGGCACAACACCAGAGCGTATGCGGAAAGTTGGCAGCAAGGGTGCGCCGACAAAAGCTGCCTTTATTGCATCTGCAAAGACTGCAAAGCCAGTTAAGGCGAAGAAGAAATAGTTATTCGTTTAATGCGTTATTTTCTGATATAAGGCAGCGCATTGAACTTGGAGGTTTAAATGGGTTACACAAAGCGCCAGTTCGTAACGTCAGCCTTTGAAGAAATAGGCTTGGCAGATTACGTCTTTGACCTTCAGCCTGAACAGCTAGAAGCCGCTTTGCGCCGTTTAGATTCCATGATGGCTGAATGGAACGCTGCTGGCATCCGTCTTGGCTATGCAATGCCAAGCAGCCCACAAGACAGCGACCTAGATACAGAAACCAATGTGCCTGACAGCGCATGGGAAGCTATCATCACCAACCTAGCTATTCGGATTGCTCCTGGCTATGGTAAGGCTGTATCCCCTGACACTAAGGTATCAGCTAAGGGAGCTTACAATGTATTGCTGCAACGCGCTACATTCCCGCTTGAACAACAGCTTCCATCAACAATGCCATTAGGTCAGGGCAACAAGCCTTGGCGGTGGGATAATCCTTATGTGCGGATTCCTTATGATCCTATAAATGCTGGGCCTGATGGCCCCCTTGATTGGAGTTAAACCATGCCTACCATTAATCAGCTACCAACCGTAACACAGGTCTCTGGCGGAGATCAGTTACCATTATTCGTAACCAACCAAGGCGATGCTCGTCGTTGCTCTGTCACAACCCTTATTGGATACGTTGAGGAAAACTTTGACGCTGTTGTTTGTAATTCGGTTCAGACAACGCCATCAACCTTTGCCCAGCTTATCAACCCTGTTGGTAACACTGGCGCACGAGCTTTTATTACTGACGGAAGCACTACGACATTTGCTGCTACTGTTGCAGGCGGGGGCGCTAACTTTGTTCCTGTCTACAGCGATGGCACTGTGTGGAAAGTAGGATAAGTTAAACTTAGTTAATGGAGAAGTGAAATGAAAATGGGTGGCGGAAAAATGAGCTACGGTTCAAAGGGTATGGCAATGTCAAAGAAGGCTCCTGCTAAAGCTGGTAAGATGACGATGACAATGACCAAAGCCAAGAAGAAAAAGAAGTAAGAACGCCACGAGGCTCAGATGAAAAAGGATTCGCGCCTTACTCGTGTTGGTGTTGCTGGCTATAACAAGCCCAAGCGCACACCATCGCATCCGAAGAAGTCGCACGTTGTTGTCGCCAAAGAAGGTGATAAGATCAAGACAATCCGCTTCGGACAGCAGGGCGTAATGGGTTCACCCGCCAGCAAAGGCGAAAGCGAATCTAATAAGAAGCGCCGCGCATCGTTTAAGGCTAGGCATTCAAAGAATATAGCTAAGGGTAAAATGAGCGCGGCGTTTTGGGCCGATAAAGTTAAGTGGTAAAGGAATTAAGATATGGATGATATTAGAACATTTGCACCAGCTTACGGACAAGCTATTGCCGTAAGCCCTAGCGCTAGTAGTGCTAATTCTGTTCTTGGTAAGAACGTGACATCGCTGTGCATCACCAGCCGTAATTCGGTTGAGTGCTTTGTGCGTGTTGGCACGGGCGCTGGCCTAGCTGCAACGACTGCTGACTATCTGGTTCCGCCAAACGGTCAGGTAAGCATTAGCAAGTTCTTGGATTATGATCGGATCGCATACATCGCCCCTGCTGGCGGTGGTTCGCTCCATATCATTCCAGGCGAAGGCTTCTAATGTTTCTGCTAACGCGCCTTCGGAATCGCTTGCGTTATTACAACGCAGACGGTGGCCCCGTTCTTGGTGCGCTTCTTCTAGAGAATGGTGACTTCCTAACTCTTGAAGATGGCGGCTTTCTTCTGCTGGAATAAACTATATCCATGACACAGATTCCAATCCTGAGCGGCATATTTACAGACAACGGGCCAGACTTTAGAACGTCCTATCCCGTGAACTTTGTGCCTGTGCCAAAGGCTAACGGAATCAGTAACGGATACTTGCGACCCGCTGAAGGCATTGTCGGCAACGGCACTGGCCCTGGCATTGATCGCGGTGGCATAAACTACAACAATGTATGCTACCGCGTCATGGGTTCTAAGTTCGTATCAGTTGCCAGCAACGGCGCTGTGACGATCTTGGGCGATGTTGGAAACGACAATCAATATGTAACGCTCGACTATAGCTTTGAATATATCGGTATTGCGTCGAACAACAATCTATTCCTGTGGGATATAGCGACAGGCGTTCTCGCTCAGAACACCGACCCTGATCTTGGCATAGTTCTTGATACAGTGTGGGTGGATGGTTACTGGATGACCACTGATGGCGAGTTTCTGGTGGTTACAGAACTTAACAATCCGTTTGCAGTAAACCCGCTGAAATATGGTTCGTCAGAAGCTGACCCTGATCCAGTGGTTGCCCTACTGAAGCTACGCAATGAAGTCTATGCGCTCAATCGTCACACCATCGAAGTGTTCGACAACCGTGGCGGAGACCTATTCCCGTTCCAACGTATCGAAGGCGCTCAGGTTGAAAAGGGCGTTGTCGGCACACACGCTTGCTGTGTATTCCTTGAGAACATCGCATTTCTTGGTAGTGGCTTCAACGAAGCTCCATCTATTTATCTTGCCGCAAACGCAACCGCAAATAAGGTTAGCACGCAAGAGATTGACGAGTTGCTGGCCACATATACTGAAGCGCAGTTGGCTGGGGTAAAGCTAGAGGCACGGAACGATAGAGCGCATCAGCATCTATATATCCACCTTCCAGATCGCACGATTGTATTTGACGCAGCCGCATCGCAAGAACTGCAACAGCCTGTTTGGTTCACGTTGACAAGCAGCCTTGTAGACTTCGCTCGCTATCGCGCTCAGAACTTCGTGTGGTGCTATGACAAGTGGTTGCTAGGCGACCCTACCAGCAACGCCATTGGGTATCTGGTAAAGGATATATCGACGCACTGGGGGCAGAAGGTGCGCTGGGAGTTTGGCACGACCATTCTATACAACGAAGGTCGCGGCGCGATATTGCAGAACATTGAGCTTGTTGGGCTTACAGGTTCGGTGGTGTATGGCTTAGACCCAACGATTAACACCAGCTACTCAATCGACGGGCAGAACTGGAGCCAGCAGAAGTTCATCAAGGCTGGTAAGACTGGAGAGCGAGCAAAGCGTCTTGTATGGTTCCACCAAGGCTGGATGCGTAACTGGCGCGTTCAACGCTTCCAAGGCACATCAGATGCCCATATGTCGTTTGCTAGGCTAGAGGCGGCAATAGAGCCGTTGGCTTACTGATGGCTGTAACTCCACGAAGATTGAGCCTGACACGAGATCAGTTTGCATCGTTCCTTCAGGACTTCGAGCAGATCAAGCAATTCGAAAATCTATTTGCTACCGTCGATACAATGGCGAACGTCACGCTTGACGATATTAACATTTCGGCTGGCAACGCTAACGCTAGTGCCAATGAAGCAAATGACAGCATTCAAAGTCTTATAGATTCTTTAGACAGAGGCCCCCCAGCGGCATCTCAGGAGCAGATTGCTGCACTGCAAGAGCAGATAACGGCGCTTCAGCAGATGCCACCACCAAGGCAGCATCGCACACCTCGCTACGGCTCTTTCTACGATACGACCACGCAGACAGCCGCCGTTATTAATACAGCGTATGGTATAACCTTTAACACAACCGATTTATCATTTGGTGTGACTATAGGTAGTCCAACTTCGCGCATTTATATAGATCGACCCAATGTTTACAATGTACAGTTTTCGGCTCAAGTAGATAAGACTGCTGGAGGTGTTGCATTGGTATGGATATGGTTACGCAAGAATGGTGTTAACGTTCCTGATAGCTCTGGTCAAATACGCATACAAGGTAATAACGCTGAATTAGTTGTAGGGTGGAATTATATCATTGAATTAAACGCTGGCGACTACATCGAATTAATGTGGGAAGTTGACAATACATCTGTTATTTTATTGGCTGAAGCGGCCTCTGCCGTACATCCTTCCGTTCCGTCAATCATCTTAACGGTGACTGACAATATAAGTTCAATGGAGACTTGATATGGCTGTTTCAACAAGAGTTCTGATTCCAGCAAAGACTGCTGAGAACACGCAGACAACGCAATATACCTCTGTGAACGTGACCACGGTCATTGATAAGTTCACAGCAACCAATTACACCGCAACCGCTGCAACGATCAGCGTCAACCTTGTGGCAGCATCTGGCAGCGCAGGAAATGACAACCTGATTGTCAAGACCAAGACGCTTCAGCCATCAGAGACTTATACGTTCCCTGAGCTAGTCGGTCAGGTAATTGTATCAGGCGGGTTTATTTCAACTATTGCGGGAACAGCGACAGCCATTAACATCCGCGCATCTGGACGGGAAATATCGTAATGAAAAAGCCAATGATTATGATTGAAGGCTTCGCGGGTATGCGCGAAAGCGAACCATTCATCACCACTGCTGAGAACAAGAAGAACACCAAGATCGTGATCGACGATTGGATGCTTGGCCCTGAGAACCCCAGCAACGAGAAGGGCGCTAATCCTGAATACTGGGTTGCCTTGAGTGTAGCTATGCAAGTTGATGAAGCTGAAGCTCGTCGCCGCCGCTGCTCAAACTGCGAGTATTACGACAATAGCACATTGACACAAGCCAAGATGGAAAAGATACCTTCGAACGAGTGGGATGTTGACGCTGGCTTCCGTGGCTACTGCCATAAGTTTGAGTTCATCTGTCACGATTTGCGTGCTTGTCAAGCACAAGAAGAACGAGACTTTGAATTTGAAGATTAAATTGTGCATCCCTCATGGCATATGCGTTTCTCGCATAGATATGCTTCGTGAGCCTCAATAGCTGTTTCAAACATACCAAGGTATTTTAACTTTTTATCAATTCTTATTTGAGCTTGGAATTTACTGCCAATCCTAGAAACACCTAAGTATGAATTATTAGTTTTTTGGCTTACCATTTTTAGATTTTGTGCATTAATTGCTGGAGTTGCATCTCTAAGGTTTTTTATGGAATTGTTATTACGAACACCATCAATATGATCAATAAGCTTTTCAGGAAAAGTTCCATAAAAATATAGCCAGGCAAGTCTATGAGCAAGATAACTTTTATGATTAATCTTTATTCTAATGTAACCATCTTTTTTGGATTTTGATCCAGCTACAGAGTTTTTATACATTTTTGTACAAGGTGAATTAACCCAATGAAAAATTCCAGTTTCAGGGCAATAGCGGATAAGCTCACGCAAACGTTCTTGAGTAATCATAAAACACCTCATCAGAGTGCTGCATCAAGAAAATCACAGCAAGCGATGATGAGTCGCCTGTCCCCCGTCAGGTAAGCTGCATTGTGATAATAAGATACTTTATTGCCAAAGGCAAACAAATTGTGATAAGACTGATACACCGAGCGTTTACGAGCAGCCGGTGGCTCAGTAGCATGAAAGTCTACTATGCTTAAAAGCGGAACGCCTGAATACTGGTTGCGTAGGAACTTTGCGGAAGCATTATCCTTGCCCGAAGATGCCATTGAATGGCTTATTGACCTATGGCAAGTTGTTCAGCTTTTTGATGATATTGTTGATGGCGACAAGATAGATCGCGACGATGCTGACATGGCTATCTGGGCCGCATTGGTAGGATTGCCGTCTAACCCGTTCTATCAATTTCACTCTGTAGTATTGCTGCCACTCCTTAGCACAGCGATTCTAAAGTGGAAGGCATCTGATACGGTTGAGTTGGCAGGGAATGCTTGCGCTACTAGCTTTGTCTGGCGTGCTGGATATTATGATATTGTCCTTGCTACAGTGCAGCTAGTTCACGGCACACAAGCAGCAATGGAAATAGGTCATGTTGTGTTAAAGCTTTATGGCGAAAGCCTTGATGAATATATGAAGGAAATGTCTGATGCCTAATCCAGTAACAGCACTTGTTGTAGGTGGGACTTCGTTGGTCAGTAGTGCAGTTGGCTCTAAGGCTGCAAAAAGTGCTGGTCAGCTTCAGTATGATGCTAGCATGGCTGGCGTTGCTGAAACAAAAGATGCGCGTGAAGAAATGCGGCGCTTGCTCGAACCCTATGTTGCTGCTGGTGGCCCTGCACTACAAGCTCAAATGGGTGCTTTAGGTCTTGCTGGCCCAGAAGCTCAACAGGCATATGTAGCACAACAAGAGCAAAGCCCAGCGTTTCAGGCGCTCGCCCGTCAACAAGAAGAAGCTATCTTACAGAATGCTTCAGCAACTGGTGGGCTTCGTGGCGGTAACGTGCAAGGCGCATTAGCTCAGTTCCGTCCCGCATTGTTGAATCAGTTTCTTGAACAGCAATATGGTCGTTTAGGCGGAATGACTGCGCTAGGTCAGCAG